GTTTCCCAGTCACGATCGGTGGGGGCACAAACCGACTAACTGCACACCACCTCATATCTGCTAGAGTTGAGAAGTATCGCTTTAATGAGAACAACGGATTAGCACTCTGCGCAACACATCATACAAAATACGGAGACACACTCTCCCCGCACTCTGACAACGCAATGCTCTTCTTTATATGGTTACAAAATCACTACCCTGAAGTAGTGAAATGGGTGGAGGAGCAAAGTGAAGTTTGATAAATGGCAAGAAGACGTACTTAATGCAAAGGGCAACCTAGCAATAAGGAGCGGACGACAAACAGGCAAGAGTACAACAATAGCCGCCTTAGTGGGAAGGTACGCAACAAAGAATAAAGGCAAAGTAGTAATGGTTATTGCTTCCACCGAGAGACAAGCCTACTTACTTTTTGAAAAAATTTTTGACTACATTTACCAAAACCACAAGTCATACATTATGAAGGGAAAGCAGAACCAAACAAAAAGCAAGCTTAAACTAAAAAACAAAACTACTATATACTGCTTACCAACTGGACTAGACGCTAGAGGTATAAGAGGCTACACCGCTGATCTCCTTATTGCTGATGAAGCCGCTTTTATCCCTAGAGCAGTTTTTGACGCTTTAACTCCATCTATCTCCACCCGTACAAGACTAGGGGCCCGGATTATTTTACTAAGTACTCCCTTCGGAAGAGAGAATTACTTTTATGAGTGTTTTGATAATGACACCTTCACAACTTTCCACGTAAGCTCCGAGGAATGTGAGAGGATTGATAGAGCCTTCCTAGAAGCAGAAAAGAAGCGTATGTCTAAGATTGCTTATGCGCAGGAGTACCTAGGAGAATTCGCAGACAGCCAAATGCAATGGTTCAAAGATAGCTTAATTAAAGAGTGCCAAATCCTAAGAAGCGACTCAATCCCAGCAATAGACAGAAACGCAAACTACTATCTAGGTTCTGATATTGCTAGAATGGGAGATGACAGCTCTACCTTCCAAATTTTCGAAGAAGTGGACGGAAAACTCTTCCATAGAGCAAATCTAAGCACACAAAAAACAAAACTTAACGAAACGTACGACTATATTTTACACCTGGACTTTCAGTATAACTTCGAGAAGATATTTATTGATAATGAGGGGATGGGGATGGGGGTTTATGATTTTTTAATGGGAAATGACCAAACAAAGCACAAAACATTAGGGATCCTTAACTCCCTAGAGCTCCCAAGAGAGAACGGAAGAAAGAAGTACCAAAAGGAAGAGCTATACACTCACTTCCTCTCTTTAATGAGACAGAAGCTAGTTTTTTTACTAGATGACGACAACATTTTCTTTAGTTTAAGAAATATTGTCTTTGATTATACAACGGACGCACTAGGCGCAAGCCACCTAAAAATAGGCGCAAGTAGGCACACAGACACCGATATTCCCGAAGGATTGATAAGAGCAGCCCTGGCGATAAAATGGAAAGATTTAAATCCTAGTGTTTACACTATAAAGGTATGATAATTCACGGAACTTCTGTACCAGAGAAAGACCCAGAGGGAAACGACAAAGAAATAGAGTATGTTTTAGAAGATAAAGACTTCCTTTTAATTACAGCAATTAACACACTAGCAAACGAAATTAAGAAACTGAGGTTAAGCAAATAATGGCGGACGCAGGAACACTAGCAACGACAGCACAAGTTCTTTTAGCTATCGGACAGAACGCAAGCGCAGCGCAAATCTTAGAGGCTAATACTAACTATTGGATTTTAATGGCGGAGAGTTTGATGAGTACCGACGTTGATTATGATTTAGTTACTAATTATGCGAGTTTCTCCGCTTATCAAAAACAAGTTCTAGCCCTAGCAGCTTCAAGTAAAGCAGCAATGATAGGAATTAACCAAGACCAAAACAACTGGCAACTAGCAACCTCTCAATCTAAATTAAACGTTCTCGACGCTCTCTATAAAGAGGCTATGGAAGTAATAAGGAAGTTCGCTAAATAATGGCAATGAACCAACCATTCACAACAGCCTCGCCAATAAACGCAGTTTATAACTTTACAGATGTAGCAGAGGGAACAGGTGTAATTTCTTTATATTTATGCAGAACTACCGACAGCGTAGGAGATGATTTTATTCTTACTTCTAACTCGTTAAAATCAGCAGACGAAGCAAGAGGTTCGAATAGAGCTTCAGCAGGTTCAGAAGCAAACCCAACACAAGACTTAGATGATGATTATGATTTAACCGCCTTTAATTCATCCAGAACAATAGAGGGGACAGCAACGTTAAATATACCTTATGTTATAGGCACGTCAGCTTCATCAAATACTAGAACAGGATACCTAATAGTAAAAATTAGAAAGTGGGACGGAGCTACAGAAACAGAAATAGCTAGTGTTCAATCGGAAACAGTATCACAAGCAGCAGGAACAGAAGAAGGTGTTTTTTTAATGCAGGTTGATGTTCCAAGAACTCATTTTTCCAGAGGAGAAACATTAAGAATAACTATGGAAGTATGGACGCAGGTCGCAGGTTCTGGAACTACTGCCTCTCTAGCATATGGTACAGACCCAGCAGACAGGGATTTCACGTGGAACAGCGCAACGTTTGAGTCAACTCAATCACAAATAAATATTCCATTACAACTCGACTTATAATGGCATACAATATAAACAACGCAACAACTACGAACTTCACAGCGCAAGTCCCTGACTTCATAGTTGCACAGAAGGCTCTCGACGCTGTTAGCCCAAACCAAGACGAGACCTACTGGTATTTTGAAAAGGCACAGACTTATTTCGGTTACTACCTAGCCATCCCAGAGATATTTAGCGCAGCTAACGCTATGGCTACGTGGGCTTTTGGAGCTGGTTGGAGCACAAAAGACAAGCTACTAGAGAAGGAATTAAAGCACGTTGTAGGTATGGGGAAAGATACATTCGCTAAAATCATTTGGAACCACGAGGTAGTAAAGCTAATCGTAGGAGACGCTTTTATAGAGGTCAAGAGACAGGACGACGTCATAGTAAATATGATACCAATAAGCCCCGAGAGAGTGAGGATTGTTTTTAATAAATCTGGAATGATTAAGAGATACGACACCTGGAACGGGACAGAGTGGAGAGCTGTTAAGAAAGAGAACATGATACACTCCTCAAACAAAAGACTAGGCGACCAAATGCACGGAACAAGCCAAATAGACGCAGCTAAGTTTATTATTGATGCAAGAAACGAAGCCCTAAGCGACGAGAGAACAATCAAGCACAGAGACAAAGCCCTAGGTATAGCTTACTACAAAACAAACAACACAGGCAAGATAGCCTATGCTAATTCACAGATTGAGAAAGCAGTTAAGAACGGAGAGATGTTGGGACTGCCAGAAGATACAGCAAAAATAGAACCATACCCAAGCCGAAGTAGTGAGGATAGAACAGCGTGGATTTCTTATCTTGAAAACTTCTTTTATCAAGTGTTTGGAGTACCGAGAAGCATAGCAACCAGCGACGGAACGAGCGAAGTTGGGGGCAAGATGGGAAACGTGAACTTCGAGCCAACCTACGCAAAGGAGAGGATAGACATGGAAGAGGACTTATGGACACAGCAAGCTATAGAGGTTATATTCGAGAAGCAAGCAAGCCTAGGCGGGCTAGTACAAGCAGACCAAACTAAAAATAGTGGTATGACAAGTATACAACCTAACGACGTGGAGGCGTCGATGACTAGAGAATAATGGCACTAAAAAACGTAGTAGATAATACACTAACAAAAATAGGGCAGGCTTTACCAGGACCCGACACCAAACTAGAAGACGAAGAAAAAAGATGTAAAGCTAAAGGATGGATATGGGATAGCGTTAATAGAAAATGCACACCTCCACCACAGCAACAAGAAATTAAGCAAGACCAAAAACAGATAGACAACCAGCAAGAAGCCCCAACACCTACAAATACAACCTTTAACAAAGACGGAAGCGTAACAATATCCTCTAACCTAGGCACTAAAACAATTTCCAAAGAAGCATATAGAAAAGAGCTAGAGAGTAAGCAGGCAGGTTTTGGATATAGCGACCCAGAGTTAAGCAAAATAAACACATCTGTAACAGACCAACAGGCACAGATAAGAGCCGACAGACTTCAGCAACTTATGGCACTAGGAGAGCAGGGCATACTAAGCCCAGCAGAACTTCAAAATTTACAGGAAGCTGATATAGATTGGGGACAGGCACTAACGGCAGGGGCGGCTAACATAGCGCCAAGTTTAGCAGGCGGAGCAGTAGGCGGAGCAGTTATAGGTTCGGCGGCTCCTGGATTAGGTACCGCCGCCGGCGGTATATTGGGAGCAGTAGGCGGAGCAGTTACAGGTTTTTTGAATGGTGTACGTTCTAACATTAAAGGACAGCAAAGCGGAGAAATAGGAGCAGCTAATAGAGTTCTAACAGACGCTAAAACTAATATGATGAGGCTTAGAATGATTGCAGAACAATCCCCAGACAAAGCAGACGAAGCTATAGAGTTATATTTCCAACAACTATCTCAAGTACAAAGAGCGAACCGACAGCTACAACTAGAAACACAGGGCAACCTAAATAAATTTATGGACGATGGGAGGGAGGATTTGGCAAGATTTGATTTATTTTTACAAGATGGCGGTTATGCAGACCTTCAACTTATGAGGCTAGAGAGTGCAGTGATGAGAGGCACACCAGCGACGACAGAAGAACTACTCGCAGCGTACCAAGAATATCAAACAGAATGATAGAGGACGCTCTTCTTAACTATGGAGCTATTGGTTTATTTTGTATTTATTTAATCTATGACAAGAAGGTTTTAATGAATAGAGTCATTAGAGTACTAGATAGAATGTGCCATAAACTAGACGTCTCAATGTACGAACCAAAAACTATTTAAACACTAACTTACTTATTTATATATGAACGATGAAAAAACTAAACAAGAAACAAAAGAAGAAGCTCTTTCGCCTGTTGAGCAAGCTACTAAGATCCTTAGCGAGATTAACAGCGCCAAAGAAGAGCTCAAAAATGAAAAAGCGGAACTCGAAACGCTCAAAGCCAACAACCTGTTAAGCGGTACAGCTGGCGGACACGTTGAAGCTCCAATGGTAGACCCAGCAGATATAGCAACTAAACAAGCCCTAGACTTCTGGAAGGGCACAGCGATAGAGGACGCCATTAAACGAGAAAATGGATAAAGAATTATTAAAAGAAAGTATAAAGTCCGTCGAGGAAAGCATAAAAAACTCACGTGAGAACTTAAGAAAAGCAACTCACCACATAGCAGAGGGCGAGATTATTCTAGAAGCACTTAAAGCCCAGAAATAGAAACATTTAAATAGTTATTCGGTTTACCGAATAGTATGGCAGATGAAGCAGTATGCATTGAGACCCCAACAAAATTCGCTAGATACACTGTAGCGGACGGAACAGGGATTGCTATTGGTACTATGCTACAACTTTCTGGAGACAATACAGCCTCCGCACATTCTGGAGACGCAGACGTTTTCGCTGGTATTGCGTGGGAAGAGAAGACAGCAAACGACGGAATTACAGAGATTACAGCAGCACTTAACGGAGTATGGGATTTGACAGACGGCGGAGATAGTGCAACACTAGGAGCACTTTTGGCACTAGACGGAACAGCTAACGAGACAAGACCAGCAGTAGCAGGAGATTTATTGACAGGTTCAGTAGTAGGTAAAGCTTTGGAAGCAGCCGCTGCAAATGAAGTTATCAGAGTAAGAGTGGGGGTAATGGATTAAATGGCAGACACAGACCGAGAAGCTGACTTGAGATACGAGAATATCGATAGAGCAGTTAAAGCAGTAGCAGCATTAGATTATAAGTTAAAGACACTTTGTCAGATTGATAGTTCTTCAGCGTGGACGGAAAGTTATTTCCAGGAAACAAACGACGACGAGACAGACGGCGGTACAGGTAGCCCAATCAAGGGAGTACCACAATACGCACCTTTCCCTTTCTTTGATGTTACAGAGACAAAGGTACAATCCACAATCCAGAAGTATGCAGGAGAGAGTATTATTTCTTTGGAAGCAGAGCAAACAGCTACTATCCCTATGCTACAGAGGAAGATTTACAGACTAACTCAGAAGATTACTTATCAGATTGATAAAGCTATTGAGGCAGTTTTGAACGCTAGCGCAGGTAACACATTCGCAATAACAGCAGGTTCTGAATGGGACAGCGCAACTATTGCAAATAGAGACCCTGTTTATGACCTACTTTACGGAATACAATTACTTCGAGCTGATGGAATCGACGCACTAAACGGAATGGGATACCTTGTAGTTAATGGAACAGACTACACAAACATAATTTCAAACTCTAAAATCCTAAACCACCCTACATTTCAGAGCGTTAGCGCTGTGCAGAATGGAGTAGTAGGTATGTTGGCAGGATTAAAGATTATGGTAAGTGAAACCGTGACCGCAGACCAGGCTTATATTGTTGTATCTAAGCAGGCTCTTACGTGGAAACAAGCAACAGCTTTAACTACTAAGACAATCGAAGACCCAGGGAAATCTACTACTATTCGAGCGTGGGAGAGAGGTGTTTGTCAAATACCAGTACCTAACGCAGTATGTAAAATAACTAATACGAGGGCATAAGATGACACACGAAGGACGTATGGCTCGGGGGAAAGCTTATTTTGATTCTAACAAAAACTTAGACAATGCAGATACACTTTACTACTTAGCAAACAAAGTTGAAGAAAAGCCAGTTAAAGAAGTTAAGAAAGCTAAAAAGGAGAAGAAAGAAGATGGCGAGTGATAATGACATTCTTAACCCACAAGCTCTTATATTGCCTAAGGTTACTACGGCAGTTAGGAACACAATGGTAGCAGAGCCAGGAACTTTAATCTATGACACTACACAGGATAAACTATGCTTTTGTAAAGCAGCAGTCGCAGCAGCAGCGAGCTGGGAATTAGTTACTTCTGTGCAGGAGGCTTAGTATGGCAGCAGGAGATTTGACAGCTAGTACTCCAACACTTTGTACAGACGCAGCAGGGATAAAATCTCATCTTGATACTCTAAATCTAGCGGCTACTACTGATAAGATTGTGGTTATCCCTATTACTGATAGCCCTAACCAATTTTTTGTTTTTAAAGTAGAAAGAGCAGCAGCTTAATTCTATGCCGATTATTGTTTCTGGGGCAACTAACCCATCAGCTTGTAATGGAACTTATAATGAAAATGGGGTTTATGGAGGAGAAACTAGATATACCCACGAATCCGAATCTTTTGAAATTGGCTATTATGCAGAAACAGCGTGGATCGTGACTGGGAAAC